CTTCAGTGACTGTTTGGTTGGTATGTTTGGCGGTCTTGACCTTCTGGTTGATCCGTACACTGCATCCACCAGCGGCACTATCCGTGTTGTAGCATTGCAGTCTGTAGACGTAGCAGTACGTCACGCAGTCAGCTTTGCCTACGGCAATGATGGTGTGTAATAACTAGCAATACGAAACGGGCGGGGGTAACACCCCGCCCTTTTTCGATGGAGCCATTATGAAATATGAAGTATTGAAGGGTTGCGTCATAAATCTAAAAGGCAGACAGAAGGGCGAAATTCTAGAAATATCTGACGAAGACGCAAAGATGCTCATGGCACTTGGCCGAATTGGGCCAGCCAATGAGGAAATTACCGTAGAAAATAGGTCTATCGGCCTGGATGAAGAGAGCAAGCCCAGACGGAGAGGCCGTAAGAGTAAGGCTGACTTGTAATGGCTGTTGAAACCGCTTCTGACAGAGCCGCGCTTCTTGCGGATTTTGGTGAACCTGTCAAATTTAACCCGGCAAGCGGATCGGTTAAAACCATCACGGCTATTTTTGACAATATCTACGAGGAAGTAGAGGCTGGAGGAACTGTCGGTGTCTCCATGCAACAGCCACGGTTGTTTGTAAGGACTGCTGACATCACTGGCGCAGTAGAAGGCGATGCCATGACGATCCGTGATGTCGCATATACCATTCGAGTTGTTATGTCTGATGGATTAGGTATGACTGAGCTTGTCTTGGAGAAAGACTAGTGGCGCATATCAGAAAACAAATCCGCGATGACATTATCACCGCATTGACCGGCTTAACAACAACCGGAAGTAACGTCTTCAATCATCGGGTATATACACTTGGCAGTAACAAGTTGCCTGCGCTTTGCGTGTATACCAATTCCGAAGATAGTCAGTATCAGACTATTAATCCACCCAGATCGGTCTTAAATACGCTTACTGTAAATATCGAAGGTTATGTCCAAGCAACATCTGGATACGATAACACCATAGATGATATATGCCTGGAAGTAAGCGAGGCACTTTATACCGACTTAACCAGAGGAAATCTCGCCAAAGATACCCGTATTGTGAGCATGAGCAGTGAACTTAGCGATGATGGCGAACAGCCGTTATGCGTTGTGGTAATTACTGTGGAGGTCACATATATGTATAATGAGGATGATTTAGAGACTCCGATATAGGTGTAAGAAATGGCTAAAAGAATCACGATACACAAAGGGGATAACGTGCAAGAAATTTGGGAAGAAGACTTCCCGAATATGGAGCGGAAGGGCTGGTCAAAAGAGCCGCCTAAACCGAAAGTAAAGAAAGTAGTTAAGCAAGAAATTAACGAGGTAGAAGATAATGGCAACATTTAGCGGCTCTGGTGGCACTGTTCTGGTAGGTTCCGATGCCATTGGTGAGATTAAAACCTACACCATTGATGAGACTATGGACACCCTGGAAGATACTTCAATGGGTGACAGTTCTCGCACATACAAGGCATCCCTGAAAACATTCAGCGGTTCATGCGATGTTATGTTCGATGACACTGATACCGCCCAGCAGGCTATGACTGTTGGTAGTTCAGTAACCATGTCCTTCCAGATGGAAGGCAATACCACTGGTGATCATAAATTGTCTGGTACTGTATTAATTACAGGCCGTTCAATCTCTGCCAGCTTTGATGGCTTGGTAGAAGCATCACTCAGCTTCCAGGGTACTGGCGCATTAACTGAAGGGACTGTTGCATAATGAAATTGATTGATACTGCGGTATCACATTTCACTAGCAAGCCAGTTCGCTCTATCGAGGTTCCAGAGTGGGAGGTCACGCTTTATGCGAAGAATCTCACTCTGGAGGATAGGGCTAAATGGTTCAGGCGGTCTGATGGGGATACCACCGATTTTGTAATTTACGCGCTTATTTTTGGGCTTACAGATTCTAATGGTGAGCAAGTTTTCACTCTAGAGGACAAGCATACGCTAAAGCGCAGTGCTGATCCTGGCATTGTGAATAGACTGGCTGACTTTGTTCTTGATTCTGGAGTCAAGGAAGAGGAACGCGAAAAAAACTGATAGATGATCAAGGGAATCCAACAACCATATATTGGATGTTTGAATTAGCACATTCTCTTGGTCAGCCACTATCAGCAGTAATGTCGATGACGGAGGAAGAATTCCGTCATTGGTTTGCTTATTTCCGTCTTAGAGATAGTAGAGCAAAAAATGGCAACGGCAAAAGAACGAATAATTCTCGAACTAAAGGCGCAAGGCTCTAAGCAAACTGCGGAAGAGTTATCTAGGGTTGCTGATGGTATTATGGAAATCAATGAGGGTCACAGGCAACTTGACCGTCAGATGAATAAACTTATCCCCGGATATAAGAATTATAATAAACAATTAAGAAACTCCAACGGTAACTACAAAGAAGCGGCAGGCGGTATGCGCATGATGCGTGGGGGTGCCGCCCAGCTTGGCTATCAGATTCAGGACGTTGCGGTACAGTTGCAGATGGGGCAAAACGCAATGATGGTTTTTGCCCAGCAGGGTTCGCAGATAGCGTCCTTGTTCGGTGCTGGCGGTGCTGCATTTGGCGCAATTTTGGCAGTATCCGCAGGCCTGGCTACATATTTCAAGAATGCAAAGATATCAACCGCAAATACCAAAGAACTTGCAGATGAAGTTATGGGACTTAAAAAATCCTATAACGAATTAACTCAAGCGCAGAGAGAATTACTGCAAGTAAAACACGCCGAAGAAACATTAGAAATTACGGACAAAATAAAAGCTCTTCAGGATGAATTGGTTGCTGCTGCTGACGCTCAAAGAGTGTTCTCTGAAATGGAATCATTTCAACCTACTTCTATCTCTGCTGATATGTATGCCAGATCGCTTGCCGAAGCTCATCGGCAGATGACTACATTAGGGGAAAGGACTGCCACACACCAGGGAGAGATTGATAATTTACGGGATAGGCTTGCTGCTCTTAATGGCGAGTATACTAACTACACAAATAATGTCGCTGGTGCAAACGCTGAAGTATCAACAATGATTGATAATCTACTTGCAGAAGTAGATGCTCTGGAGGCTAACAAGAGAGCGCGGCAAGAGGAGTTTGGTGTATTTCTTGATAACTTTAATCAGGAAATAGCTGCTATCGATGCCAGAACAGCAGCAGAAAAGAAGGCCGCAGAAGAAAAGATAGCAACAGAACAGATGCTCTATGACACATTCAAGGGATTTGATGAGAAAAGAGCAGAAGACGAACAGGCCGCACTTGATAGATTCTTTGACAACTTTGCCGAAGAAACAAGGATGATGGAAGAGCGGAACGCCAGGATCAAGCAATTAAATGATGGCGCATTGCAGTCATACGGGTCAATGTTCGGCGGTATAGGGGAGATGATGAAAGATGGAAGCCGTGCCCAACAGGCCGCATTCGCAGTCCAGAAGGGTATTGCTGTCGCGCAGGCTGTTATGAATCTGCATAAGGCAGTATCTGAAGCGAACACACTGCCATTCCCTGCTAACTTTGCGGCAATAGCACAAGCAGTTGCTACGGGTACTGCGGCGATTGCTGGAGTTAAGTCAGCCTCATTTGAGGGTGGCGGCTATACAGGTATGGGAGCCAGGTCAGGTGGTATTGATGGAAAAGGCGGCTTCCCTGCGATCCTCCATCCCAATGAAACCATCATCGATCATACGAAGGGTCAATCTGGCCGTCCTGTAACGGTTAATTTTAATATCACCGCCAATGATACATCTGGGTTTGACCAACTATTGCAGTCAAGAAGGGGGCAAATAATAGGCATTATCAATCAGGCGGTAAATAATCGGGGGAGGCCGTCAGTGGCATGAGCGGGACATATCCCACAACTCCAGTATTCAGCGCACTGAATTTCACCAGCCAATATTTTAACCTGTCATCCCAGACTATTTCTGGGCGTATCCAGGTTCGTAATATTGGCGGCCAGCGATTTAGCTTTACGGCCAGTTATCCTCCAATGACCAGGACAGAGTTCCAGCCAGTTATTGCATTTATTATGAAACAACGCGGAATGGCTGAGACATTTACTATTGTTCTGCCAGAGATCAGCGATGCGTCAGGTGACGTATCTGGGACAATGCTGGCAAATGGTGCCGGTACTATTGGTGACACTTTAATCGGCATAGACGGCTTTACAGGGACTCTGAAGGCCGGAGATATGTTCAAGTTTGCCGGTCACAGTAAGGTCTACATGGCAACATCAGATAGAAGTGGCCCTGGCGCACTATCTTTTGAGCCAGCCCTAATTTCGTCAGTGTCTGATAATGAAGTTATTACATATGACAATGTGCCTTTTACTGTTCGGCTCTCAAACGATGTTCAAGAATTCGCTATTGCGACAGACCTGCATTATTCATACGAAATAGACTTTGTTGAGGCGATATGACCAGGTCAATCGATGCGGCAACCCAGACCGCTCTTGCTGGCGATAATTTCAATATCGCTACATTGATCCAGCTTGATTTCTCAACTGTAATCAGGCTAACAGACTGGCAGAGAAATGTTACTGCCATGACAAATACATTTATATCCAGTCCAGATTTGAAGTCCACCAGCAATATCACCGAAAGTGGTGAATTACGAATAAATGAAACGACTATAGAATTTGGTGGAGAAAGCCAAACCTATATATCCCTGTTCTTCAATAATGATTACATCGATGTCAGGGGCCGAATCTGGAGAGCGGTATTAGACTCAACTGATACAGTGGTAGGTTCGCCGGTACTTATATTTGATGGGCGTATAACAACATATGGGATATCTGATGATGATACATCGTCAAAAGTAGCAGTATCTCTAGCGTCACATTGGAAAGATTTTGAGTTGATTAAAAATAGAATGACCAATAGCAATAGTCAAAAATTGCATTTCAGCAGTGATCTCGGTTTAGAGTTTGCGCATGAAACCCGCAAAGACATCAAGTGGGGTAAATCATAATGCCATTCTGGACGGTGTTAGCCGTTGTTTTTTCAGTCGTTGCCACTGGCGTTTCATATGTCCAGGCAAAGAAAGCACAGAAAGCGGCTAAAAAGAATCAGGCAAAAAACCAGGAACTGCTAATAAATAAGCAGTCCAACGTTGAACCTATTCCGGTCATTTATGGTGAGCGGCGTGTAGGTGGGACAAGAGTATTTGTTCATACTGGCGCAAAATATATTGCGGCAAGTTCTGGCTGGGAGAAGTGGGATTACGGGACATCATCTTGGATAACAGACACAAGTTCTACTAGCGCACCAAATGAATACTTGTATGTGGCATTGGTTTTATGTGAAGGCGAAGTTGAGTCAATCACAAATATTGAGATTGATGACCTACCGATTACCGATAGCAAATATACAGGCTTAATCACGGCTCAAACATTCACTGGTGCGGATAACCAGGCCGCTTCATCTTTGCTTCAGCAGGCAACTCAAGATTGGACAAGTGATCATAAATTGTCTGGTATTGCTTATATTGCCTTGCAGTTCAAATATGCGCCAGAAATCTGGAGTGGGGTACCAGAGATCACTGCGCTGGTAAAAGGTAAAAAAGTATACGATCCAAGAACGTCTACTACTGCATGGTCAAATAATCCTGCTTTGTGCATAAGAGATTATCTAACCAACACCAGATACGGGAAGGGTATACCGACATCAGCCATCGATGACACCACATTTAGCAATGCCGCTACAGATTGCGAACAGTCAGTTGTCCAGCATGACAATACATCCGATACGATGTCTATCTTTGAGTGTAATGTCGTACTCGATACCAGCAAGACGCTATTTGATAATCTAAATATTCTGGCGATGGGATGTCGCGGTTATATTCCATATGTTCAGGGTGAATATCAGTTAGTTATAGACAAGACTAGAACAAGCCAGTTTACATTCACGAAAGATCACATAATTGGCGGCATTGCCATTCGCGGGGAGGCAAAAGAAGATAAGTTCAACCAGGTTATCGTTAAATTCGCCAACCCTGACAGAAACTGGCAAGACGATATAGCAATATGGCCCCCTGCAGGATCACAAGAAGAAACAGACTATCTCGCTGAAGACGGCGGCATATTGTTAAAGGACGAAATAGAATTAGATACGATAACAAATTACTATCAGGCCCGCGATTTAGCGCGAGTATTCCTATTACGATCAAGGAACCAGCTAAAGACCCAGATCACAACAACAAGCGAAGGGTTGGCATATTCTGTTGGCGATGTGATCTCTATTACGCATACCACTCCAGGCTGGTCAGCAAAACCATTCATCATTGAGGAAATGACTATCAATGAAGACCTGACTGTCGATTTCCAGTGCGTGGAATATGATGGGACGATCTATACATATGATGTAAACGCTGAACAAGACGCATATCCAGATACATATCTTCCTGATCCGTCAGCTATCAGAGAGCCAACTAATTTGTCGGTAACTGAAGATAGTGATGTTAACGATGATGGAACCGTTAGATACAGGGCTGTCATTACATGGGATGCCCCAGATGATCTATTTGTTACCGCTTATCATGTTCAGGCAAAATTGAGTACAGCAAGCCAGTATGTTGAGCGCACAACATCTGAATTGTATTACATCGTTAATAATCTAAAGCCTGGAACTTATAATCTGCGCATCAGATCAGTAAATACCAACATAGGCGCATATTCTGATTGGGTGACAACAACAATTGCTATTGGCGGCAAAACAACAGCAAATGCCGCGCCAACTAATGTAACTGCGACAGGCAAGCTAAAACAGATTTTAGTGGATTGGGATGATCCTGCTGATGCTGATCACAAGGAAAGCCAGGTATTTAGGAATACATCTAATGATTCTGGGACATCTGCTAAAATAGCTACCACATCAGCAAGTTATTACATTGATACAGATGTCACTCCTGGTTCAACATATTACTATTGGATAAAAAGTGTTGACCGATCTGGCAATGCATCAGTATTCAGTTTAGGTGTAAGTGCAAGCGCAGACGCAGAGTCATCAGGCTTTCCTTCAAATGCCATAGGTTATGTCTACTATCAAAGTTCAACTGCAAGCAATCCTGGTACACCATCAGCCGCATCATATGCGTTTTCTAATGGTGCCTTCACTGGATTAACTGCAGGATGGGGTGCAAATCCTCCGACTATTAGCGGCTCATCACAAATCTGGTACTCCAGATATACAGTAGCAGAATCATCTGCTGGATCAGGTTCTGGGACACCAGCATTTGAGGCTACTCAGCAGGGTTACGGGTTTGTTGGGCTTGTCACATTCTCAAGTTCAACTACTTTGACTGATGGTACAAACTCATTTAATAGTGCTACAAAGGTAAGTGTTGGCGGGGCGGCGTATGACGTTAATACAAATGTCACAACCATAAACGGAGGCCAGATAACATCTGGCACCATAACCGCGAATCAAATAGCGGCCAATACAATAACGTCTGCTGAGATACAATCTGGATCAATTACTGTAGATAGAATACAAAGCGGAACTTCATCTACTTCATCTGGACGTACATTCGGTCTTGGTGCTGGGGCAACTGTAAACGGCTTTAATGCCGCAGGCGTTTTCACAAGCAGTACAAGTTCTGCGGCAGGATTGATTGTTGGCACAACACAGTCTGTCGGCGCGGCATTAGCCGCTGCAAATTCGCTGAACACCGCCGGTAATGTGGCAATTATTGGTTATGGTGATACCACTACTAGTTATACTGGCGCGGTAACAAATGGCATTTTGGGCGAACCAACTTATGGTGTCCGTGGGTACCATAATACATCCAATAAATATGCCCAGCTTGGCACATCGTCATATAGTGTATATGCCAATTCAGACATATATTGTGCTGGATCATATCTGCCATTCACAGGTGTGCATGATGCGCTTCTTGATGATCAGGAATCAGTAGAAATTGGTGATATATTGGTTGATGTTTCTATTGAGGCAAAATCAGATATTTCAAACGTGATTTCTCTTGCCACAAAATCTAGCAGTACAGCCCAACCAACAGCGATAGGGATATTCAGTGGATATGCGCCGGATGATCATATCCCGATTACATTGCAGTCTGTCATTCCTGCCAACCATGATGATAAGGTACCGACACCAATTATCACGGTGAAGGAGGCATATATTAATTTGCTTCAAGATAATGATCTGGTTTATGTAAATGCGGTTGGCGAAGGTCAAATCAATGTGTGTGGCGAGAATGGGAATATACAGCCAGGTGATCTGATTGTGACATCATCTGTACCAGGTAAAGGCATGAAACAGAATGATGATATAATCCGTTCATGTACGGTGGCGAAAGCCAGAGAGGCCGCGGAATTTAGCGGTAATGAAACAGCGCAAATAGCGTGTATCTATCTTTGCGGGTGATGAAATGACAGTTTATTTAGTGCAAGGCGATGCTGGTAGTCAAGTAAAAGCAACCATAACCAGGGAAGATACTGGCTCTGCCGTAGACCTGACAGATGCCACTCCGCGCCTGAAATTTAAGAAAAAGAATACTGACACTGTGTTAACCACAATAACATCTACAGCAAGCAGTCCAAGCGATTTGCAGGGCGGTGTTGCTGTTTTTGAATTTGGATCATCCGCTTTGGATATATCACCAGGCGCATATATTGGGGAAATTGAGGTTACATTTGATAGCGGGAATATTGAGACTGTATACGAACAAATAGATATTGTTGTTCGTGAAGACTATTAATGCCTAAAGTAACTGTTACAGGTAAGGGGCTAATTGCCGGGATAAAAAACCTGCGATTAAAAGCTTCTATTGCAACAAGGCATCTGATAGCAGATATTCTTGTTGGCAGATTCCTATTGTCTAGCCGATTTGTAAATGCTATCGGATTGACAGAAATTCTAGTCAAGGCATTTGGCCTAAACAAGACTGATAATGTAACCGCCACAGAATTAATTGAGTTAGACTATTCAAAAAATGTATATGAAACGCCACCTGTAACAGATTTAATGGCAATTGGGCTTCAGAAGCCAGAGACAGACAACTTTACAGTATCTGATATTGCTTATTCAGCAATAGGCAAGAATATAACTGACCAAATATCTGCCACAGACACAACTTCTATAGCCGCCGGATTTGGCGCATCTGACACAGTTTATGCTACAGACGATGTTGGAGCGCAGGCAACTATAGATGATGATCAATATATGTTGTTTGGCAAGAACCTTTCTGAAGCCCCAAGTGTTGCAGATACCGTATCAATAACAGCCGCATATATAAGAGAATTTTCTGAATCAGTAGGGATTACTGATACATTCGTAAATGGATTAGCAAAAATCCCAAGCGAAAGTCTGACAATGTCAGAAACTTTCACGCTATTGGCTGAAAAATCGGAATCTGATACACTGCTCTCAGCAGATTCAGGCACTCTGATTTCGCAGGATTATGTTGATAATAATCAGTATTTTGATGCCGACTATGTCGGACAATATAGGACATTTTAAAGGCTAAAATTATGATACAGTCAAATATCAAAGCAACCGGAAAATTAAACGTCATCTTGCGTGATGTTGACGGCAATGTGAAAGAAGAGCGTAACATTGATAACCTGGTTGTCAGTGCTGGCTTAAATTACATTGCATCCAGAATGAAAGATGCTACAGATACTGCAATGGGTTACATGGCAGTAGGCACCGGTAGTACTGCCGCCGCCGCAGGCGATACTGCTCTTGGCAGTGAAACAGATAGAAATGCCGTAACCAGCATAACAGTATCCAGCAATACAATAGAATATGTTGCATCATGGTCTGCTGGCGATGCTACAGCCGCATTAACTGAAGCTGGCATTTTCAATGCATCTTCTGCCGGGACAATGCTTGCAAGGGTAGTATTCTCTACTGTAAATAAAGGCGCAAATGACACCTTGACTATTACTTGGACGATTACACTGAGTGCTAGTTAATGGCAACAATAACTACTAGAGCAGGTAAAGGATCGCCATTAACTAATAACGAAGTTGATGCCAACTTTACCAACCTAAATACAGATAAATTAGAATCAAGCGATTTATCTGTAACTACTGCCGCAAATAGCGGGTCTGGTAGTCTTTCGTATTCGTCTAATGTATTTACATTCACCCCGCCTGATCTATCGTCATATGTAGTCGATTTATCTGCGTTTGATACAGATGATTTGTCAGAAGGCACGACAAACCTGTATTACACAACCGCACGATTCGACACTGCTTTTAGCGGGAAGGATACAGATGATCTATCCGAAGGCACGACAAATCTATATCACACCGATGAGCGTGTAGATGACAGGGTTAATACATTATTACAGGCCGGTTCTGGTATCGCATTATCATATGACGATGCCGCTGGCGAACTGACTATAGATTCTGATCATATAGAGTACGATGCAACTAACAATACAGGATCATCTATAGCAAAAGGAACGCCGGTATATCAGACTGGATCAAGCGGTAATACGATAACTATTGCTCCTGCTGATTCTGATGGTTCAGGAACTATGCCTGCGATTGGCATGACTTCAGAAACTATAGCTAGTGCAGGAACCGGGAAAGTAGTATTTCTTGGGCTTGTTAAAGGGTTTGATACATCGTCCTTTACTGAAGGCTCTACTCTATATATATCAACTACCGCTGGTGGTTTAACGGCAACCAAACCAACAGCAGAATCTGCCCTGGTACAGAATTTCTGTAAGGTAATTAAATCTCATGCTACTAATGGCTCAGTTGTCGTCATGGGTGCAGGCAGATCAAATGATGTGCCTAATCTTGGCAATGGCAAAATATTTATAGGGAATGGAACTACAGGCTATGAGCAGAGAGTTCCTGTTGTAGCAGATATATCTGATGCTGGCGCACTTGCGCCTTTGGATACAATAAACAATGCCTATTGGTCTGGCACCGATCTTGCGGTAGAACACGGCGGGACAGGTGCATCAACAGCTTCTGATGCTAGGACTAATCTTGGTGTTGCAATCGGCTCTGATGTATTAGCATATGATAGCAATCTGCAATCATTTGTAACGGCATTAACACTGCCGACATCTGATGGTACTAATAAGCAGATATTAGAGACAGATGGTGCTGGAACATTAAGTTTTGTTGATCCAGAATTTGGCGGTTACACATCTAAAACCATATCTTCAGATACAGCATTAGATGCCACGACAGCTTATAGAGCAGGGAAAAACACTATTATTAATAATGGCGTTACTTTAACTGTACCGTTTGATAGTCTTTTAGAAATATACAATATATATGTTGCTGAAAAAGCATTGTAAAGACAGGTGATAAAATGGCACTTAAACTAAACTCAGCATCAGGCTCAATTACATTAACCGCAGAAGATGGTAGCGGCAATGTCGACATCAGTATTCCAAGAGCGGGATTTGCGGCAACTGATCCGCAACTAACAGACCTGGCTGCTCTAACTCCGTCAGATGGAGAATTTATCGTAGGCGATGGGGCTAATTTCGTTACGGAATCAGGTGTAACTGCTCGAACATCTCTTGGTCTTGGCTCTATTGCTACACAAGACAGCACATCAGTGTCTGTTACAGGCGGTGCGATTGATGCCACTATCATCGGTGGTACAACCCCGGCGGCTGTTACTGGTACAACAATCACTGGTACTAGCTTTGTTACATCTGGAGATGTCAATACTTCAGGTCTTAACGATTCATCTGGAAACGAAGTAATAGCTTTTGACAGCAACCAATTCTTTGCTGGAGTATTTTCAGATAAAGTTTCCGCTTTAGGTAATACAGGAACGGCACAAACTATAAATTGCACAAGTGGACAAGTTTTTACAGCAACATTGACAGATAATTGCACGTTCACTTTATCGTCAGCAAATAGCACATCAAACAGAGCCTCATCTTTTATTCTTGTCTTGACTAATGACGGAACAGCAGGCAGAACAGTTGCATTTAGTGGCGGCACTATCAATTGGCCCGGTGGATCCTATTCTAGGACAACTGACGCGAACGCAACTGATATTTGGGTATTCTTTACTCCTGATGGTGGAACAACATGGTATGCAAATATTTCAATGAAAAATCTAAGCTAATACCGGGGGGAATATGGCTTTAACTCAAGACCAATTAAATATTTTGGAGTATCAGACCAAACTTGCTGAACCAGAAGCAAAACGACAGTTAGTAAACCAAAGGATTGATGCCTTAAAAACTGCAAAAGATATTTTGACAGAGAACAGAAGAACAAAGCCTCTATCTGAAGCAAAAGATATTACGGTAGAAGAAATGATAGAGATGGCTGAAGACCTTTTGGGATTTGCTCAAAATGTATCCGATTAATAGCATACAAAGGAAAATGCCTCCGTATGCTTATGCGGACGGCCAATTTACTGAAGAAGAATTGGCGATTTTAAAGGAAATAGCCATTACATCAGAAAATGATGCGACTGTAGGTTCTTCAGGAAGATCAGAAGTAAATAAAAATATAAGAAAAACAAAAGTAAAATTTTTGGATTATAGTAAAGAATATGACTGGCTTTTTAGCAAAGTATCTTTTTTAGCTGAAGATTTAAACCAACAATTTTATGGCTTTGATTTGAGTTGGCTTGGAGAACCGTTGCAGTTTACAAACTATTTAAGTAGTGAAAAAGGGTGCTACAAATGGCACCAGGATATGGGGGCAATCATAAGCAGAAAACTGTCGTTTGTTTTGCAGCTTTCAAACCCAGAAGAATATGAGGGCGGTGAATTACAGCTTATGGTAGGTAGTGATGAGCCGGTACAGGTAGAAAAAAAGAAAGGGAAGGTTGTAGTATTCCCTTCATGGACAGTACACAGAGTGACCGAAGTAACTAAAGGCAGCAGGCAAAGTATGGTTTGCTGGGTTACTGGAAAATGTTTTAAGTGAGGTTTTTATGCCTATTGGAAGCAGCAGGTTAAATCTTTTTGGCGGTCTTACATACGAAGCAGGCTCTGAAACATATACAGCGCCAGACAGCATAACTTTTGCCTCGCCGATTATACTTTCAGTGACTGGCTATGGTGGCCCAGGGTCTAGCGGAGCCAATGGTGATACTGGTGGTCTTGGCGCTGGAGGCACCGGCGGGGCCGCCAGTGAGCCTGGTGGTAGTGGTGGGTCAGCGGAGCCAGCAGGTGCTACAGGTGCGGCTGGTACTCCAGGTGCTGCGGCTTCTGTTTTTGGCTATACATTCCCTGGCGGTGCTGGTGGTTCTGGCGGTGCTGGTGGAAGTGCTGGGTCTAATGGTGTTAATGGTACTGATGCTGGCCCCCCTACCGCCCCTGGAGGCAGCGTACCTGGCGGGTATTCTGGTGGTAATGGCGTATGGGGTGGTGGCTTTGGCGGCGGGTATGCCCCATCTGTAGGTAGTTACTGTGTTTCTTCTGGCGGCTCTGGCGGCGGCGGCGGCGGCACTTCTGGCAACGGCAGTTCAGGTAGTAATAATGGTGGTTGGCAGAATACTCCTGGCGGTGCTGGTGGTTCTGGCGGCGGTGGCCCTGGTGGCGCTGGCGGGGGGGTATTTACTATTTACGGCTGCTCCCAAGTTTTTCGTATAACTTATGCAGCGGCTGGTGCTAATGGCTCTACTGGAGCTGGTGGAGGCGGTGGTGGAGGTTACGTTTCACCTTCAGCAGGTGGCGGCTCATCTGGAGCGCCAGGTTCAGCAGGATCGCCCGGCGGTGCTGGTTCATCGGGAACGCCAAGTACGCAATCAAATATCAGTGTTCCTGCAGGAAGCTACCCAATAACTGTGCCTACTGGTGGGGAAATAACTATTAGCTGGAATGCGCAATGACAAGTTTAGAAAAATTGCAAAAAGAAAGTTTAGAACAGCATCATAAGGACTCTCTTGAACAAAATAAGTATAGAGCGCAATCTATAACTGTTGGTAGGGCTGGAGGCACTTCCACAGAAATAATGTTAAGGAAGACAAATGGTGATTACATATTTCAAATTCTCCACCCGGCTGAAGTGGTAGAATTAATAAATCAATTGGCGGCAGGAATTGGTTGTCATATACATATAAAGCCAAGAAAAGATTTTTCGAGTTATAGAGAGTGGAGGGAATTAGAGGAAGATGATCTATCCCATTTGAATGGCCATGCTCCATTTGGGGAATTGACAAATGATTTTAATTCAGTTGGTGGTGGTTTTTTGAGTAATGATAGGCCATTTTCTATTCAGAATAATAAAAATAAAGTACTTGAACTATTAAACAATTTTGTTAAGCAAATCGAAGAAGATAATGTGGCAATTAATAGACAAGCGGAACAAAAAAATTCTAAGAAGCGAAAATAAATTGCCTGAAAATTGGGCAAATATTTTTGGCTTGGAGAATATCAAGGAAAGATTGGGTAATTTAACTTGGCTTGGTAAGGATTTTGAAAATCTTTGTTGGATTGAAATACAGGCAGAAATTGACGAAACAGTTCAGCAAGATTTAATTAAAAACGAAGTAGATGAAAAAGTAAAAAGACTTTTGCAAGAGTCTGATTGGACGCAACTTTTCGATTCTCCTTTATCGCAAGATGTAAGGCAAAAATGGATTCTTTATAGAAAAGAACTGCGCAACATAAA